TGGCATGAAGTCATTGTTTGCTGAACACTATATCGATGTTCCTGAGGAAAAGTTCGATGTATTGGGCGACTTACAAGAGCAATTAAATGCTATTGAAGCAACTCTAAATGATCAAGTAGAAAAGAATGTTGAATTGAATAAGATCGTCAACGAACAAAAGCGTATCAATGCTATTGCTGAATCAGTAAAGGGTTTAACCGATACTGAAGTTGAGAAGTTCACTGCCTTGGCAGAAGAATTATCTTACGATGATGCTGACACTTTCTCTACAAAATTACAGACAATCCGTGAGAATTATTTTGGTGGTAAAAAAGTAATTACTGAAGTTAAATCAGTAGTTAGCGATACCCCTATTGAAACTCTAACTGAGCAAGCACCTGTAGATCCTTCTGTTAAGAAGTATCTTAGCGAACTCAACAAACTTAAATAAATTAAAAGGAAATAAACATGTCTAATTTAGATCGTCAAGCTCTATTGAAAAAATGGGCACCGATTCTTGAGCATGATGCATTGCCATCAATCAAGGACAACTACCGTAAGGAAGTTACTGCTGTTCTTTTGGAAAACCAAGAACGCGAAATGGGTAAACAACAAGAAGCGTTGTTTGAAACTACTGCAGCTAACGCTGTTGGTTCTTATGGCGACACTGGTGGTATCGCTAAGTTTGATCCAGTATTGATCAGCTTGGTTCGCCGTGCTGCTCCACAAATGATCGCTTATGATGTTTGCGGTGTACAACCAATGACACAACCTACTGGTTTGATCTTCGCAATGAAGAGCCGTTATTCTACTCAAGGTGGTACTGAGGCATTGTTCAATGCAGCTGATACTTCTTTCGGTGGTACTGGTACTAACACTGGTCAAAACCCAGTTTCTGGTACTTATCAAACTGGTACTGGTTTGACTACTTCTGATGCTGAAGGTTTGGGCGATAGCACTACTTTCAATCAAATGGCATTCTCAATCGAGAAGACTAGCGTAACTGCTAAGACTCGTGCGTTGAAAGCTGAATACACTGTTGAATTGGCACAAGACTTGAAGTCTGTTCATGGTCTTGACGCTGAAGGCGAATTGAGCAACATTCTCTCTACTGAGATTCTTGCTGAAATCAATCGCGAAGTTCTCCGTACTATCTACAAAACTGCTAAGCCAGGTGCTCAAGTTGGTACTACTACTGCTGGTACTTTCGACTTAGATACTGACTCTAATGGTCGTTGGTCTGTTGAAAAATTCAAAGGTCTCTTGTTCCAAATTGAACGCGATGCCAATGCTATTGCTCAACAAACTCGTCGTGGTAAAGGTAACTTTATCATCTGTTCTTCAGATGTAGCTTCTGCTTTGGCAATGGCTGGTGTATTAGATTACGCTCCTGCATTGTCTACTAACTTGAATGTTGACGAAGCATCTACTACTTTTGCTGGTGTATTGAATGGTCGTTACAAAGTTTATGTTGATCCATTCTCTGCTAACCAATCAGCTACTCAGTTCTTCACTGTTGGCTACAAAGGTACTTCTGCTTTTGACGCTGGTTTGTTCTATTGCCCATATGTTCCATTACAATTGGTTCGTGCTGTAGATCCTAACACTTTCCAACCTAAGATTGGTTTCAAGACTCGTTATGGTATGGTTGCTAACCCATTCGTTTCATTGGATGGTTCTGGTGGCTTGACTGCTAACGAGAACTACTACTACCGTCGTGTAGCTGTTACTAACTTGATGTAATCTAGTTAGAGCTACCGAATTAAAAAGAGTAGCATTTGAAAGGGAGGTCTGAAAAGATCTCCCTTTTTTTCATATAAATATATGTATGAGCATAAATCTAACAGTTCCTCCAAATGTAAATCCATTATCTCCTAATGGATTCAAGTTCAACATTGCTAAGTTGCCAGACATTGAGTATTTCTGTCAACAGGTTCACATTCCAGGAATTACTTTTGGTGATCCAATATTAGCAAACCCATTTGCTAATATGCCAGTTCCAGGCGACCACTTAACATATGATACTTTGAATGTGCAGTTTCTTGTTGATGAACAGATGGATAATTATATTTCTATCTACAACTGGATTGTGGCATTAGGATTTCCGCAAAGTTATCAACAGTATGTAAATTATGTAGCTGCAAACCAGTCTAATGTTCTTAGCGAACTTGCAACAAATTACTCGATTGGTACTATGCAAATATTGAACAACACAAACAATCCTGTAAAAACAATTACCTTTAATGATTTATTCCCAATCTCATTGGAAACCTTGCAGTTCCAATCGACAAATGACAGTGTTAATTACCTAACTGGTAGTGCAACATTCCGCTTCTCTTATTACACTTTTGCAAATACAACTGGTGTTATTACAAAGAATTAGTTGCGTTTAATTTGACTTTATAGTATACTAATAGTATACACCTTGAGGATTTATTATGACACTTGAAGAAATACAAAACGCATGGGCTGACGACTGTATCATTGATGACAATCATCTTGATCAAGAATCTGTCAACACAGCAAAACTCCACTCCAAATATCTTAATCACCTTATCCGACACAAGTTACAACTTGCTAAGATGAAGGCAGATTACAACACACTCCGTCAATCAAAATTTCGTTACTATCGTGGTGAGATGACAAAGGAAGAACTTCAATTAAATGGTTGGGAACAGTGGCAAGGTGTTAAACCACTGAAGAACGAGATGGATGAATTTCTCGGTGGCGATAACGATCTAAATAAACTAGAGATTAAAGCAAACTACATTCAATGTATTGTAGATTTCCTTGACTCAGTTATGAATCAAATTAAAGCAAGGGATTGGCAGATACGCAATTCTATTGAATGGAAAAAGTTTATTAGTGGCTCATGATTACAGTTGAAAAAATTGATGAAGTTCATCTTCGTATCTTTGCTGACGATCCGTCCATAGAACAAGAACTATCAGACTTCTTTACCTTTGAATATCCAGGTGCTAGATTTACTCCGCAGTATCGAGCACGACTCTGGGATGGCAAAGTGCGAATGTATGATATTATTCGTAAGACTCTTTATGTTGGTCTTATAAATTATGTCATTGATTTTTGTACTCGCAATGACTACGGAATAAAACTTCCAGTCGACTTAAGAAATACTGAAGGTATTACATCTGAACAAGTTTCAGAATTTGCTCAATGGTTAAATCCTCATGGGCATGGTAAACCAATTGAGATTCGCGATTATCAAATCGAAGCTGTTAAACATGCTCTCGACACAAAAAGAACACTACTACTATCACCTACCGCATCTGGTAAATCGTTTATCATTTACACAACGATGCGCTGGCATCTAGAGAATGGTCGTAAGTGTATTATCATTGTTCCAACTACATCTCTGGTTGAGCAACTATATGCTGACTTTGAAGACTACTCCTCTGCCAATGGTTGGAAAACAAGTCGACATGTTCAAAAACTCTACAGTGGTTTCACAAAAGATATATCTGGCGATGTGCTAATTACAACATGGCAGTCTGTTTACAAACAACCAAAAGCATGGTTTAATCAGTTTGATGTTATCTTTGGTGATGAAGCACATCAATTTAAAGCAACCTCGCTTACAAGCGTAATGGGTAAACTTACTCATGTTAAATATCGTATCGGAACTACAGGAACTCTTGATAATAAGAAAGTTCATAAGTTAGTTCTTGAGGGAATTTTTGGTCCAACTCATAGGGTAACAACTACGAAAGAATTGATGGATTCGGGAACCCTCGCCAAACTAAATATTACATGTATACTACTGAAGTATGATGATATAACTCGTCAGGGTAGAAAGAATAATCAATACGCTGATGAGATGGATTTTATTGTATCACATGAGAAGCGTAATAATTTTATTTGTAACCTTGCGTTGAAATCTGAAGGCAATACCCTAGTCCTTTTCCAGTTTGTAAATAAACATGGTAAGATTTTGTTTGACATGATCAAAGACAAAGCGCATGACAAAAGAAAAATATTCTTCGTTTCTGGTGCAACTGAAACAGAAGATAGAGAAGCAATACGAAAGATTACCGAAAGCGAACCTGATGCGATTATCGTTGCTTCTTTTGGCACTTTTAGTACTGGAATTAATATCCCATCATTAGAAAATGTAATTTTCGCATCGCCAAGTAAATCTAAGATTCGTAACCTCCAAAGTATTGGTCGTGGATTAAGATTAAAGAATGGTAAAACTGAGTGTAATCTATACGACTTATCAGATGATTTAAGTTGGAAGTCTTGGAAAAATCATACATTAAATCACTTTGCTGAACGACTCAAGACTTATTCCGAAGAAAAATTTAACTACAAGATTGTCGAGGTAAAACTATGAACGAAGAATTCGTTTACTTGAAGTTGGTTACTGGCGAACAATTAATGGCATTTAAAGAATCAGAAAACGAAACTACAGTTACTATTAAGTTTCCAATGCTGATTAAAACTCATCTTGTTTCTTCAAGCCACGATCGTGTTTCTGAACAAGTTACTGCTGGTCCATACTCATTATTCCTTGAATCTCCTGTTGTACATTTAAACAAGAGTCATATAGTTCTTGATTCAAAACTGCACGAGCGTGCCATCGTCCACTATGTTGGACTTGTGCGTAATCATGAGGGTGTGAATCTGACACACCAAGCGAAAGAACTTATTTGGGAAGACGAAGAAGATCGTGCTGCTATGGAAGCGATCGAGGATATTGGAAGTGCGATTGAACAGCTGAGGGCTATCGCAGGGGAAATCGAAGAGGAAGTAGAAGAAGGCAAGAAAACCTTCGTTGAAGGTAATGAAACAATACATTGATTAACTTTTTCAAACCCTACATCGAGAGTATACGCTTTCGTCAAGCAAATAGCAAATTTATTTTCTTGTATTAAATATTTGCTATTGTAACAATTTTATAGTATACTTATTTGAGTTGATTAATTATGGAGATTTATTAGTATGGCAACAAAAGCCAAAGGCACGCACTATGTCAGTAACGCTGACTTTTTGGTAGCAATGAAAGAGTATCGTGTAAAGGTACTTGCTGCTAAAGAAGCAGGTCTGACAAAGAAAGATGCAGGATGGCCAATGGTTACACCATACATCGGCGACTGTTTAATGAAAATTGGAACGCACCTTTCTTATAAAGCAAACTTTATAAATTACAGTTATCGTGAAGATATGATTCTGGATGGTATACAAAACTGTCTACAATATATTGATAACTTTGATCCCGAAAAATCTAGCAATCCCTTTGCATACTTTACCCAAATTATCTACTATGCATTCTTAAGAAGAATTGCCGAGGAGAAGAAACAAACATATATTAAAGGTAAGATGTTACAGGAAATGCCTTTCGATGTGTTTGAATTACAAGATCAAGACGAGGGTGGCGAGTTTCATAATGCGTATGCTGAGTTTATGCAACAAAATAATACCTTCGATGATTTTATTGAACGCAAAAAAGAAAAAAAGCGTAAAAAGAAAGAAGCAACTTTAGATGACTTTACAGAAAATTAGGAGTTAATATGTACGAACAAGATGGATCTTTAGAGAAATTTTTAAAACACTGCGAGCATGAGTTAGAACTCATCAATCTAAAAGATACCGATATTGGTAAAAGTGTTTTAGAATTTTGTAAACAAATGCATATGGTTGGTAAAGGCGATAAATTCATTTTTGATAGTTTTGTAAATATGGTTAATCGTTTAATTGAACTTAAACCATTATCCCCTCTACAAAAAGAGGAAATGATTGAGGTTGAGTTGAGCGATGCTGGTAAACCATATAAACAACTACGCCACCCAAGATATTTTTTTGTGCATCATGAAGAAAATGTTGACAAATATTATGATGATCGTGCCATCGCATTTATTTCTAAGGATGGTAAAAAATTGTACATGAGTAATGGCGAACACAAATCTGTTCAAGAAATTACATTCCCATACTACCCAGAAGAAAAACTTGTTTATCTTGATTGGTAAAAATGTCTGTATCTCACAAAGAAGTTCATGATTGGTTAAAACAATTGAAGCAAAGTACTGTTGTGTCGAATCGTCGCTGGCCAATTCCAGGTAAGAAAAGAAAAAAGAATAAAAAATTCCTAAGAAAACATACATGGGATGCTTGGGACAACATGTTTAATTTGAAAGAAGTTATGAAAGAAGATAATAAAATTTTCCTTGGCGTTTCTGATATTGATGATTTGATCTCAGCAGAACTAATGAAGCGTCGTGCCGATGCCAATTTTTCTACACTGTTTCGCGAGACATCTGTGTTATGTAATCGTGAGAAGTGGCAAGATTGGGCAGAAGATGAATTTAGTTCTGATGCATATTTGTTTGTGCAATCTTCTTCATCTGCAGGATTTATCATTGAACATTCAACAAACAACATAATTAAGTTTGATGTTAATAGTAACACAACTAGCATTCGTGTGTTTGGCGATGAAGAGTTCTGCGAAAATATTATTGGATGTGTCGAAGAAAGTTTCTCGATTGTAACCTCTCACATTGAGTGGGTTTATGGTGGTGATGGTCAGTCTGTTAATGTTCCACTCAATCGTGATCGCTTACCTTGTGATGAGATGTATCCTTTTCTAAAAGATGAATCGCTTGAGTCATACTACGATCGTTATATGGAATCTTCTGCAAATATTCTTTTGTTGATTGGTCCACCTGGAACTGGTAAGACTACTTTTATCCGTGGTCTTTTGGCTCATACAAATTCCTCTGCGATTGTTTCTTATGATGGAAACATTCTTGACAAAGATGGATTCTTTGCTCGCTTTATTGAATCTGATGATAATGTTATGGTGCTTGAAGACAGTGATGCGTTTCTTAAACCAAGAAGCGATGGTAATACAATGATGCATCGTTTCCTTAATGTGGGTGATGGTCTTGTAACAACCAAAGGTAAGAAAATGATTTTCTCAACCAATCTACCATCTATCCGTGATATCGATTCTGCTTTAACAAGACCTGGACGCTGTTTTGATATTATCGAATTCAAACCACTGTCTTTATTTGATGCTAAAAAACTGGCAAAGAAATTGGGTGGTACTGTTCCCGAAATTGGCGCAGGTAAAGTTGTTGAGTTTTCTATTGCTGAAATTTTTAATACACAAACTAATAAACCAACTGAACGAAAGGTAGGGTTCATTTAATGTATAAAGTAAGATACTATATGGGAAGTCATGTTGTTTTTAAGTTTTTTAAAACATTGACTGAAGCAGTTGAGTTTTCGAACAAAAGAGTTCGAAGAGAAGATACTATTGAAATCGTAAAGGTTGATTAATGAAGGTAGCAATTATTACAGACCAGCACTTCGGTGCTAGAAATGATAGTGTTGCCTTCTTAGACTTCTACCAACAATTTTATGACAATACTTTCTTTCCTACTCTCGATTCAGCTGGTGTTGACAGCGTTCTTATTCTTGGTGATACTTTTGATAGACGCAAATATGTAAACTTTTATTCGCTTGATCGAGCAAAGAAAATGTTCTTTGACGAACTTGAAAAACGAAACATTAAACTTTACATGATTGCAGGTAATCATGACACCTATTTTAAGAATACTAATGAAGTTAATTCGCCAGAGTTATTGCTGGCTGAGTATACAAATATTGCCTTAATAAGTAAGGCATCAGACATAGTCGTTCATGACACTCCAATTTGTTTTACTCCTTGGATTTGTGCTGATAATTATGATGAGAGTTTAGAAGTTATCAACTCTAGCAAGGCTGAGATATGCATGGGGCATTTCGAAATTGCTGGATTCGCAATGTATAGAGGAATGGAAAGTCATGAAGGTCTTTCTAAGGATTTGTTTAAAAAGTTTGATATGGTTTTCAGTGGCCATTACCACCATCGTAGTAATGATGGTCACATTTATTATTTGGGAAATCCATACGAACTTACATGGCAAGACTTTAACGATCCCCGAGGATTTCACCTGTTCGATTTACAAACAAGAGAACTCGAGTTCATCGGAAATCCTTATACGATGTTCGAAAGAGTCGAGTACGACGATGCCCTCGCCGATCCTTCCCTCCAAACATACGGACACTTAAAAAACAAATATGTAAAAGTTGTAGTTGTTAACAAGAATGACTTATATAAATTTGACAAATTCATTACGAAGGTTTATGATAGTGATCCATATGAAGTAAAAATCATTGAGGATCTATCATCATACAACGAAGGTGAGATAGATTCTACCATAAACCTTGAAGATACTTTAGATGTATTGACCAACTATGTTGAGTCAATTGAAACTGATTACGACAAAGATAAATTGAAAACATTTATGAAGTCTCTTTATACGGAAGCAGTCAACATCGAGGTAGAGTGATGCAACAACTTGAGATTAGTTATTTCTTTCCGCTTACGGAACAGGTTCCGCTTGATCTAGATTATACATTAACTGAAAAGTATATTCTAGATAAGCGAGCTGAACAGGCAAGAAATTCTGTATCAATTACTTCTGGTATGGGATTAATGGTTGGTAATGGTGGTACTTGGACTACTATGTCAACTAATCTTGGATCTCCATCCTTTACTATTAATGTAGATGCTATGCCTATTACTGTTATTTCTAAAAAGAAACCCAATTTTATAATGAGATTCATTTATAAGTCTATGGGTATGAAATGGAAGAGTGAATGATTGTATTTAAGACGCTGTCTTGGAAAAACTTCTTATCAACTGGTAATCAGCCAAACAAATTAATTCTTAACAAGTCTACGACTACCCTTGTCATTGGTAAAAATGGTGAGGGTAAATCTACTTGTCTAGATGCGCTGTGTTTTGGATTGTTCGGAAAGCCATTCCGTAACATTAATAAGAACCAGATGATTAATTCAATCAACGGCAAAAATTCTTTGGTTGAGATTGAGTTCTCGATTGGTCAGAAAGAGTACAAGATTATTCGTGGTATCAAACCAAACATCTTTGAAATCTACATGGATGGTGTGTTGATGAACCAAGATGCTGCGTCAAGAGATTATCAAAAGATTCTTGAACAACAAATCCTTCGTCTAAATTATAAAACATTCACTCAGGTAGTTATCCTTGGTTCAGCATCGTTTGTTCCTTTTATGCAACTACCATCGAATCAGCGTAGGGAAGTTATTGAAGACATCCTTGATATCAAAATCTTTTCAACTATGAATTCGTTGTTAAAGGAAAGATCAAATGCAACCAAAGATGAAATTAACAGAGTCGAAACAGCACTTAGTTTGGCAAAGCAGAAAGTTGAATCTCAACAAGCGATCATTAAAACCATCTCGGAAGCGAAGTCGAGTGCCATCGAAAGTATCCTATCAAAAATATCTGAAAACTCTGCTGAAATTTTATCTATCGAGGGCGAGATCGAACTTATCCTTTCGGAGATCGATACTCTTAAAGGAAGCATCAATGACAAGGAAACTATATCTGAAGACATTGACAAAGCAAAGTCAATCAAGTCCAAGCTGCTACAGAAAATCGAAACCTGCGAACACCAGTCACAATTTTTTAACGAGCACGATGTTTGCCCTTCATGTGATCAAGGTATCCCAGAGGAACACAAATCGAAAATTGTCGAGGAACTTAATTCAAAGTTGTTGGAACAGAATGGAAAAGTTGGCGAACTCGAAACAATCCTCTCCAACCTTAATGAGAAATTATCTAACATTGCTCAAGTACAATCACAAATTACCGAAAAGAATATTGAGTTATCTACAAGAAACTCAGCAATCACCCTCCTCAACAAACAAGTTAAAACGCTACAGGCTGAAGCTGAAAGCGCAAAAACTGATACGGCAAATATCGATGAGGAAAAGATCAAGTTAAAAGACTTGGCTCAAGATGCTATGTCTAATATCAATCGTAAGAAAGAGTTAGATTCTGATAAAGAACTTCAGGAAATCGCTGGAGCTTTGCTTCGCGATACTGGTATTAAGACTGCGATTATTCGTGAGTATCTGCCTGTGATGAACAAGTTGATTAATCAATATCTAAACCAGATGGATTCTTACATTCACTTCGAGTTAGATGAAGCATTTAACGAAACAATTAAATCTCGTTTTCGTGACGAGTTTACCTATGCTTCTTTCTCTGAGGGTGAGAAGATGCGTATTGACTTGGCTATCCTGTTTACTTGGCGTCAAATTGCCAAGCTGAAGAACTCTGTCAATACAAACTTACTAATGCTTGATGAAATCTTCGACTCATCGTTAGATGTCAATGGTACTGACTACTTCTTGAACCTGATGAATACGCTGGGTGAGAATGCCAATGTGTTTGTTATCTCTCACAAAGGCGACCAGCTGTTTGATAAATTCCGTTCTGTGATTAAATTTGAAAAGCGTAACGACTTCTCAGTTATTGTATGAGCAAAGAGTTTAGAAAACAAATGGGATTTACCAATCAAGGTAAATACAAAGAATGGTTGAAAGGTAAGGATATCGTTGTTCCTAACTACCAACTGTTAGAGAAATACAACAGTCGACTTTCAACTATCTTCAATAACATCAATCAGCAGTTAGAAATTCCCTTTGGTGGAAATATTGACCAGATGATAATTCGTTCATATACAGTTATGAAAGATAACCATATTATTGAACGACTAAACAATAATGGTCGTGCCTGTGAAGAAGTTTACTATAAGTGGATGCAAGGATACCTCGCTGAGCGTGTGTTCCTACCATTTATGATTAAGAAACTTGGTCTAACGGAATTAGATCGTAATGGTGGTGACGATCTAACTAACATTGAAACATTCAAACGAACTGGTGATGCTGATCTAATTGATAGATCTACTGGTACTAGAATTGATGTTCAGTGTGGCACTGGCGATGGTGTTTCCACAATTAAATACCATAAAGTCAAACATGCATTGGCAAACGATGGGACAACCTACGCATTTCTTATAGGTTTGTTTACTGGTCGTTATGCAATCATAAATTTGAACAACCTAAAAGACTCTGAGTTCAAAGCCAATGTCAGATGGGAGGGTCAACTTTGTTGGACTGTCCCTGAAATGCTCTTTCAGAACTGGTACAAATAACCCTACATCCTGTATGGGTATCCTGGAAGTCCCGTCCAGCCTAGATCGCAAAAAATGCTTGCTATTAAATAGAAAAAAGCGTATAATTATTCTATAACTTGAGGAATAATTTATGATGAATTCTAAAGACCTGCTTGCTCGCCTTTTGGCTAATGAAAACTTGAATGTTATTCGTGCCAATGTAGGAACAGCATCATTTGAGAGTATCACTAGAACTCTTACACTCCCAATGTGGAAAGATATGACTAACGATGTTGAGGAAATGCTCATCGGTCACGAAGTTGGTCATGCTCTATACACCACAACTGAACATATGGAAGAAACAGACTTCCGCTCAATCCAAGGTTACATGAATGTAGTTGAGGATGTTCGTATTGAAAAGAAAATTAAAAACAAATATCCAGGTCTGCGTAAGGCATTCATCACTGGTTATAAAGAACTCAACGAGAAAGACTTCTTTGGTATCCAAGGTAAAGATCTTTCTAACTTGCTACTGATTGACCGTATCAATCTATACTACAAGTGTGGTATCAACTGTGGTGTAAAATTTACAACACCTGAAATGTTCTATGTTCGCCGAGTTGATCGTTGCGACACTATGGATGATGTATATAAATTGGCTCAAGAAATCTATGCGTTCTCTAAGGATGCTCGCGATGCCAAACGAGAAGAACTCAAGAAATTACAAGAGTTGCTCGGTGAAGATCCACCTGAAGAAATGGATGAGATCGACAATTTTATGGATGATCCTGATGACTTTGACAATTACTCCCCTGAGGAAGAAGTTGAAGACGAAGAGCAACCAGAAACTAATAAGCGTTCTTCTACTTCACAAACCGATGAAGAAAAGAAAGTCGACGAAGAAAAAGAATTAGAATCAACTACACAGGCTGCATTCAAACAGCGTCTAGATGAGTTGGCTGATACTGATACTATCGTTCAGAACTTTATACCTAAGTTGGAAATGTGGCACGATCCTGTTATCGCAACAAAAACTGTTTTATCTGACTTGAAAAGAGATTTGGCTGAAGCAAAAACATATCGTGTTCAAAACTACAGCCAAGCGTGGGTTGACAACTACTATGGTCAACGAAGAGATTCTTTGGCTAAGTTTAAGACTGACTCCATGCGTGTTGTGAATTATCTTGTAAAAGAGTTTGAGATGCGCAAGTCAGCAACTGAGTATAAGCGTATTACCACTGCTAAGTCAGGCGACTTGGATATGCGTAAATTGTATGCTCATACTTTGACTGACGATATCTTTAGAAAATTAGATGTTCTTCCTGAAGACAAGAATCATGGTATGCTTTTCTTGTTAGACTGGTCAGGTTCTATGCAAAATAATATGACTGATACAATCAAACAGGTTATTAATCTTGCTATGTTCTGCCAACGAATTCAAATTCCATATCAGGTCTTTGCGTTTACAACTGGTTATCGTGATGAACATATTCCCTACGATGTTCGTGCAGCACATATCAACAAACTTGATCTAAATATGTCTGGGTTTTCAGATAGTAACTGGAACTTGTTGGAGTTGTTCAATCACAAAATGACCAACAGCGAATTTAATGCGATGATTGAGTATTTGACTCTTGAGCCATGGACATATTCTCGTGACTATGGTTTGAACTCAACTCCGCTGAATGAAGCATTATTGTTTATGATTGACTACATCGGCAAGTTCAATAAACAACATGCTGTTGAAAAGATGTCTTTCATTACTTTGACTGATGGCGCAGGTCACTCTGTCTCTGGTGCGAATCGTAACATTCGTCAGTATGGTTACAACAGTAACAGTAAACAGTGCAAGGTTAAGAACTATGTTCGTGATCCAATTACCAAGAAGGAATATCCTTTGAGCGATAATGGTTCAGAACAGAGTCGTACTTTCTTGCGAATCATTAAAGATCGTTACAATATTAAGACTGTTGGTTTCCATGTTGTCAGCAACAGTCGTCGCGATATTGGTTGCTTCATTCGGGATAATCTTCCAAAGGAGAATACAACCAGCGAATATTTGATGACTGAACAGATCCGCAAGGATATCCGTCAGAACGATTACTGTGTGGTCCAAAACACAGGCAGGGACGAAATGTACTTGCTTCCAGCGTCTAAACAAAAGATTGAGGAGGGTGAGTTAGAGATTGACTCTACAGCCAATGCAAAGTCTATTGCAAAGCAGTTTAGTAAATACCTCGGTGTAAAGAAGTCCAGCCGAGTCGTTCTGAGTCGGTTTGTAGGATTGATTGCCTAAGTCATTGATTTTAAACCTTTTTTATTAACCCTACGCTCTGTAGGGTTATTCCGAAAATACTTGCTATTAATTCGGAATTCAGGTATAATATTATTATAGACTTAGAAAGGTAACGATTATGTGGGATTCTTTTACAGACAATGAGTTGTATAACCTATGCTTCAGCTACGGCATCGAAGCAGAGTGCGTTATGTTGGGAAGTCGATTAATCAACCGAGAAGAAGTTGAAGCTGTTCTTACAGCATTTGAACACGATCTTGCATTTGGTGCTTGACATTAATTGCGAAATAGTGTATAATTGTTCTATATTATGAAAGTGAGTGAATGATGGCTAATAGTTATGTGAATGAGTTTGAGTCAAAACTCTTTGAGATGTTCCCCGATGTTAAAACGACATCACAGGTTTCCCGTAAACAGATTCAAACTGTTATGGAAAAACTGAAATCTTCCAAGTATCCGAATTGGTTGATGGAAAATAAACTCGGTCGTGGGTTATATGCGATTCCTGGCGGAAGCATTACTGCTCCGATCGTAGGTAATACTGCACTCGCACCTCAACAACCTGAAAGTGTGATTGTGGATTATACGAACTTAGAATCCCTTGTGCCTAAAATTGATGGCAACTATGTTCCCTTCGGTAACTATAAAGATTTAGAGCGCATCATTGCTTCTAAACAATTCTATCCAACTTATATCTCTGGTCCAACTGGGAATGGCAAGTCTACTTCTATTGAGCAGATTTGCGCAAAGTTACAGCGACCACTGATCCGTGTCAATCTGAACAAGATGACTGACGAAGATCAGCTGATTGGTTCTAAAACCCTTGTCGATGGTAATGTCGAAATCGTTGAGGGTCCAGTTATGATTGCGATGCGACTAGGCATCCCCCTGTTGCTCGATGAGATTGATGCTGGTGGTGCCAATACTTTGTTATGTCTCCAGCCAATCTTAGAGGGCAAACCTTTCTACTTCAAACTTAAGAACGAAATGGTTTACCCAGCTACAGGATTTAACTTGTTCGCTACGGCAAACACAAAGGGTAAGGGTAGCGATGATGGTCGTTACATCGGTACCAATGTTCTGAACGAAGCGTTCCTTGAGCGATTCGCAGTTACTTTCAATCAGGAATATCCTGATGCCAAAGTTGAGATTAAGATTGTTCAAAATCTTATGAAGTCCTTTGGTGTTCTTGACGAAGAATTTGCCAGCAACCTTGTTAAGTGGGCTGAAGCAATTCGTCGTACCTTTGACGCTGGTGGTGTTGACGAAACTATCACTACTCGTCGTCTGGTTCATATCGTTCGAGCATTCTCGATCTTTAAGAATCAGAAGAAAGCAATTGAGTTGTGTACTAATCGCTTCGATGACGCAACTCGCCTTGCCTTTGTTGACTTGTTCGATAAGGTAAGTGCTGGTGAACTGGTTGTTGAAGAACCAGCCCCTGTTGTTGAAGAAGTGAAAACAGATGAAGTTCAAATTTAATTGAGAAGGAAAATATTATGTTAAAATTTAAAGATCTTACTAAGTCACAAAAGCAGTTTATCGTTCGCACACTCGAGAACTTCCCTGCTTATTACTCAGAGCGTACCCTTGGTGCCAAACAAATCCACGCATCGTATTACAAGATGAAGGATGAGCGTAACACCTCTGGTGAGAAACTGGGCTATCCTAACTGGTTGCAAAGTAACAACCGAGTAGGTCGTGGTCAGTACCAAATGCCTTGGCCAAGTGAATCAGAACTTGCAACATTCTCAACTGTCAAAGTTACAAAGACAGATAAAGATGCAAGTAAACTCCAAAAAATAATTGACGAAAGTCCTGAAGAAGGAGTAGAATTACAATCTGATGACGAATTCATGGCTGAGTTGAGAGCCAACGGCATCCCAGTATAAGTTTCGTTGGGGGTTTGGTTTTATTGCCATCACCATTCCCCTCTTTTTATTGATGGCTTTATTATGGAGATATTATGTCTAAGAAAGAACAGCTTTTAAAGCACCTGCAAGCAGGTAAAGCATTTACTGCGAAGCAAATCACTGCTTCATTTGGTATTGCTAACCCAGCTCGCCATGTTCAAGTTTTGCGTGAGCAAGGTTACTGCGTATACAGCAACCCAACAACATTGAGCAATGGCACAGTCGCAACCAAGTATCGTATCGGCACCCCAAGTCGCCGTATCATTGCTTTGGCTCAAGCGATTGCTGGCGCACAAGCATTTACTCGTGCTTAATTAGTGAGTTATGAATGGGCATTCTTCGGAGTGCCCATTTGTCATTTCATTGGAGAAAATATGGCGACCAAGAAAACATTAAAAGAAGAAGCACCCTATAACCCAGGATACGAAAGTGTATCCTCAAAAGATTTGGTAAAGAACTCGCAGAATGCTACGACTGGTGGTCGTAAATTTGATGGCGGTAAATTACAATATGGACTTGTTCCGCCTCTCGCACTCAAAGCGACTGTAGAAATTCTAACATTTGGTGCAGAGAAATATGAGCCAGATAATTGGAAGTATGTTCCTGACTCAAAGCGCAGGTACTTTGACGCAATGCAAAGACATCTTTGGGCATGGAAAGAGGGAGAACAGAACGATCCCGAAACTGGAAAGAATCATTTGGCGCATGCAATGTGTTGCTTGATGTTTCTTTATGAGCATGATGTATACTATTCTGTCGAGGAAAAGAAATGACAATAGAACAGATCTTAGCAGCAACAGTAGTATGGGCACTCTTTGTAGTTATCGTATTCACTCACTCTAGCTGGGGTAAGATTCGTGATTGTTTCGCCATGTGGTTTACGAAAGAATATTGGACTAACTATAACACAGTAGAGTTTGCCAGTTGGGCAGCAAAAGCAGTTATCATTATTCCTGGACTTATCTTTGGTATCCAGTTGTGGTGGTTATACTTCTTCACTCTTGGTACATCACTTGCGCTTATCTGGGCAAGTAATAAGAAGTTGCTACCAACTCTGGTTGGGTTCAATGTAATTTGGGCTTGGATTAGTTGTATGGTTCTTGCGCAATATTTGTTGAAATAAATTTGACAAACTACTCGTTTCAGAGTATCATATTATATACATATTATTATGTTAATTGAAAAGGAAATTAAATGAAATTAAGTAAACAAACTGTCGAACTGTTGAAAAACTTTTCAACAATCAATAGTAACCTTCTGTTAAAAGCAGGAAGAAAAATTGGTACCATTTCTGGTCCAAAAAATATTATGGCATCGTCTCCGATTGCCGAAACAATCCCAAGCGACTTTGGTATCTATGATCTAAATGAATTCCTTGGTGCTTTATCATTGTTTCAAGATCCAGACTTGACATTCAGCGACAAGTATGTAGACATTCGTGAAAACAATAATAGTATTAAATACTATGCAGCAGAAGCAGCAAACCTTACTGTTCCACAGAAAGAAATCGTATTTCCAGATGCAGAAATTAACTTCCGTGTTACCTCGGCAACATTGGATTTGATTCGTCGCACTAGCGGTGTTCTTTCCGCACCTGACATGGTTATTTCTGGTGATGGTTCTAAGATTATCGGTAAAGTTTGCCAGAAGAAAAACGCTTCAGCGAACTCCTATGATGTAGATCTTGGTCCAACTGATAAGGTGTTTAATGTTAATCTTAAAGTTGAGAACTTAAAGATGGTAGCAGGAGAATATAATGTCTCAATCTCAAGCAAACGAATCAGCAGATTCGCAGGAACAAACGACCTCGTCTACTATGTCGCAGTCGAAGCCGACTCTACCTTCGAATAATTATTATGTAGTACCTGAACAAGAGGGTGAATCTGATCGCCCTCTTACCCCTTTTAGTCAACATTGATTATGAGAAATATATTATGGATAAGCGAAAGAAAATACCAAACCCAAGAGTAAATCGTAAAGTGTTACCACCAGAAGAACTATACACAATTGATCTTGAAACAGGCAAGAAGATTAAGAAAATGGTTTGGTGTGATTACCACAAAGACTGGGAATGGATTGCTGATTTTTATACAGAGAGTGAAGCAAAAGCCAAGCATCCTAATGATGTTAGAAATATGTGTATAGCAGCATGGGATTTGGTAAAAGGTAAAACTAACTTGGATAAGGTATCAGTTCCTAGACCTAAGAAAGAAAAATCTACAGCATCGTTAGTTTCGTTTTTAATTTGATTGGAGTTTTTATATTATGAGTGAATTTCTTTGGGTTGAAAAGTATCGACCACAGACCATTGACGACTGTATCCTACCTGACTCTTTGAAGAAAACCTTCAAAGAGTTTATCTCATCTGGACAGTTACCAAACTTTCTATTTTGCGGTACGGCAGGTGTTGGTAAGACCACAGTTGCCAAGGCACTATGTAATGAGATTGGTGCCGAGTTCCTATTGATTAATGGTTCAGAAGAATCTGGTATCGATGTTCTTCGCACTAAGATCAAGTCCTTTGCTTCAACTGTATCTCTTACAGATTCTAAAAAGGTAGTTATCCTTGACGAAGCGGACTATCTAAATGCCAACTCTACTCAACCTGCGCTTCGTGGGTTCATTGAAGAGTTCTCTAACAACTGCCGATTTATCTTTACATGTAACTTTAAGAATCGTATTATTGAACCACTGCATAGTCGGTGTTCAGTTGTAGAGTTTAAGATCGATGGTAAAGATAAACAACAAATCGCAGCCAACTTCTTCAAGCGTGCAGCAGGTATCCTAAAAGATGAGCAGATTGAGTTTGATCCAAAGGTAGTTGCAGAAGTAGTTACTAAACACTTTCCCGACTATCGTAGGATTCTAAACGAACTTCAACGCTACTCTGTTGCAGGTAAGATTGACTCTGGTATTCTTGTAAACTTATCTCAAGAATCATTCCGCGAGTTGGTTGGATTCCTGAAGGAAAAGAAATTCCCTGAAGTGCGTAAATGGGTCGCTAAGAATTCTGACATTGAAACTACACAGTTGTTCAAAGAACTTTATGACAATGCTGTAGAATTCCTTGAAACTTCTACCATCCACCATCTCGTTTTGATTCTTGCAGACTATCAATACAAAGCAGCATTCGTAGCTGACCATGAGTTGAACACAACTGCTGCCATGGTTGAGATCATGATGCAATGTAAGTTTAAGTGAGTCTGTTATGGAAATTATTTTAACAATGATATCGCTTTTCTTAGTATGGTTTATTGGAGCACTGTATGGATGGCACGCACATGAACGAATGGTTAGTAGAAGTCTTCGTCATGCTATCCATGAATTCCAAGAACATATTAATGAAACTCACATAAAAATTAAGATTGAGAAACATAATGATATGCTGTATGTGTATGATAATACAACGCATGTGTTTATGGCTCAAGGTAAAGATAGATACGAAATTGAGAAACAACTACAAGATAAGTTTCCAGGTAAACGATTTGCTGCCGAACCAACAGATATACTTTTGTTGGGAGCAGACTAATGAGTCCCTTTGATTTTCTAAATGCAATAAACTTAACCAAGAAGGATCTGATACGGGAAGATCCTTTAAACGAAAAGGACTATGCTCCTTTTATGGTTAATCGTGGGTTATCTTATTTTGCTGACACAGTTATGATGGCAAATGAGATGAACCAACATGGAGGTATCCCAAAGAAGTGGCAGAACGATTTCTTGCTAAATACAATTAGCAAGAAGAAACGATTTTCGAAATGGCATAAAAAAGACGCTGATGATAGGAAACTTCTTCTAATCATGGAATACTATAAATATTCTACTGAGAGAGCAAAAGAGGTTATGGACATAGTGAGTCCTGACCAGTTGACAATGATAGAAGAAAAACTATACAAAGGTGGAAAATAATGTCTGTTGAAATGATATACTATGACTGGACACCAGATTCTATGCTGGAAGTCCTGTTACCTGAACCTGATAACTTTTTGAAAATTCGTGAAACCCTTACCCGAATCGGGATCGCTTCTAGAAAAGAACAAAAATTATATCAATCTTGCCATATCCTACATAAACAGGGTAGGTATTTTATCGTTCACTTCAAAGAACTGTTTGCATTGGATGGCAAAGAATCCAATATAACTTCCAATGATGTTGAGCGTAGAAATACAGTGGCAGGATTATTGCAAGATTGGGGATTGCTGAAGATTGTGGATAACACAAAAGCAGAACCAAAAGTCTCTTTGTCACAAATTAAAGTTGTGGCATACAAAGAGAAAGCTGAATGGGAATTAGTTCCTAAATATAATATCGGTAAGAAGATTACCACTAAATAATTTTACATGGAGTTAGAAATGATCAAACTTGAATTGACAATCGATGAAGTAAACATGGTTCTTCGCACATTAGGTAAGCATCCATTTGAAGAAGTCGTTGCTCTCGTAGGAAAAATTAAATCGCAAGGCGATCCACAAGTCGATGAGATTGTGAAAGCCGAAGCTGCTAAAACAGCTGAATTACCAGCTGCTTAAATCTAAAATCTGGTGGGAGTAATTCCCACCATTTTGATTTTTATATTATGTGGATTTTAGGAATTCAAAAACAATCCAATGGTTCAATCTGTCTTTTAAAAGACGGAGAGATTGTATTGTTTTTACAGGAAGAACGAATCTCTAGAAAAAAGAAATTTTCTTTTCCATTTAAATCCATACAAAAAATTAAACAGTACACATCAAAAATTGATGTTGTTATTTTCTCTGGATATTCTTATAAGAAACAAGAGAATGAATTATTCTACAGGATGCTTCTTGAAGATAACCTTGTTGATTTAAATACAGGTTGGAAAGAATACCAACAGTCGCATCATTTATTTCATGCTTCAAATGCTTTTTATAATTCTGGATTCGACGAAGCGTTGTGTGTAGTATGGGATGGCCAAGGTTCTGAATTTGAAACAATATCTGGCAACAAAGGTAGCGAAACAACAACTGTTTTTCATGCCAAGTATCCAGCAGAGTTTAATCCAGTGTTTAAAAATATTCATATGAATAATATACAAGCAGATTATTCTTCTGAACACCATATTGATAATCACATTCTTAATACTCCAATAAACTATGAAACGCAATTTAGGTATGACTTAGACATTGGTTGTATGTATCAGGCAGTTACACAGCATCTAGGATTTGATTTAGAAGACTGTGGTAAAACAATGGGGCTGTCTGCTTATGGTGAGAAAGATCCTTCCATTCCTGAACTTATACTTCAGACAGATAAAATATATTCTAATTCTAATTTGTTTGTTAATCGGTTTCGTCTAAACACGGATTTATATCCAAACCTTAATCCTGCAAATTTAGCATTTTCTTTACAGTCTTCTATTGAGGTTATGGGATTAAACCTTATTCAGAGAATGTTAAAACAAACTTCTTTGAAAAAACTTGTTATTAGTGGTGGTGTTGGATTAAATGTTTGTTTAAATTCAAAAATAAGAAAACATATACCCAACGATGTTGAAATTTATATTGAACCAAACTGTGAAGACACAGGAAACTCTATTGGTGCTTGTAAATATTATTGGCATTCAGTTACTGACGACTTAACTAAGCGACCATTAAAAACATGTTATCTTGGAGAATCTCCTTCTTATGATTATTCATTACTACTTGGAGAAACTGAAGAAGAAACAGATTATTCTAAAATATGTAATCTATTAGAATCTGGAAATATTGTAGCATTGTTCCAAGGACAATCTGAAATTGGTCCAAGAGCATTGGGAAATAGAAGTTTATTATTTGATCCAAGAGTTTCCAATGGTAAAGACATTGTTAATTCTGTTAAACACAGAGAATGGTTCAGACCTTTCGCAGCTTCTATTCTTGTTGAAGAATTTTCAAACTATTTTGATACTCTTGGTCTTACTGAATCTCCATTCATGATGTATGCTGTAACTGCTAAAGATGGTGTAAAAGAAAAAGTTCCTTCAGTTATTCATTTTGATAATACTTGTAGAATACAGACAGTAAAAGAAACTGATAACCAGCATTATTATAATTTAATTAAAGAGTTCTATACTAGAACTGCAGTTCCTATGTTATTTAACACATCATTCAATCTTGCAGGCGAACCAATGGTAGAAACTGTGCAAGATGCTCTTGACACAATGAGGAAAAGTAAGATAGAATATCTATATCTACCAGAAAAAAATAAATTAATTACGGTAAAAAATATATAAATACATTATGACTTCACCTTAGGACCGCTAAGATACGAAGTGTTTTAAAGCTGGTGTGACATTACGATACCTCTGGATCCAGTAACCAGAACCCTCTATGCCCATTTGGGGTAGAGTATTTTATAACTCGCTTAATAGGAGAACTACTATGGGTAATTCATTACCGCAATTTGCATTATTTGGTCCAGGATTTAAGGACTTCGACAAATTCTTTGTCGGCTTTGATGAATCAGCAAAACAATTACAATCGTTACATGCTGATCTAACTAAAAACATTCCCAACTATCCACCATACAACATTCGCAAGAATGATGAAAACTCATACACAATCGAAATGGCTGTTGCTGGTTTTGGTGAGACAGAGATTGACATTACCATTGATGGTGGTAAATTAATCGTTAAGGGAAATGTTGACACTAGCACTGATGATATTCCAGAAGACACTTTCCTCTTCAAAGGTATCGCTACTCGTGCCTTCACTCGTGCGTTTGCTATCGATGATCACATCGAAGTAAAGAACGCAGAACTATTCAATGGTATGCTTAAGATTGCTTTGGAGCGTTTAGTTCCAGAAGAATCCAAACCAAAGAAAGTTCCTGTAAAAACTGCTGGTAAAAAAGAGTTCTTGAGAGAAGGGGAATAATCAATGAAAGCCATTAAAAGATTTTTTATGGCATTTCTTGAAGTTGTCCAAGAAACTCGTGCTAGACAAGCAGAGGAATTAAAGAAGAGGTATTTTCAAAGATGAAAACCTTTCTATCTATAATTTCAAACTTGTTTAAACAGAGATCTCAGTTGGAAGAATTTATTCTTTCTAAGAATCCAGTAACAGCTGGCGATGTAGATCACTGGACTAGGGTATTTAATCACTCTCAGTATAGGGGATTATAATGCTTAACTGGATCCCTATGACTGATGATGATTGGGATTGGGTAAACGGAAAAATTCCACCAGTACCAGAGAAGAAGTAAAAACAGTGGGGATTTATTCCCCACTTCTTCATAGCATAAATAAAGTTATGAAGAAAAAAGCAAGTGTATTTCCAAACATGGTAACATATGTACCTATCCGAAGAAAAGATTGGGTGCTTAAGATTTCAATTTTTAAAGACAAGTCTATATTAGTTATTGGGTACCATGTTTATACATTTAGTAGTATAGTGAGGCAGTTTGATAACGCTGATTTGGCTGCTTCGTTTATTGATTTTATGGTAGAACAGGAAGAAATATGACAGTGAAAGTATACAAAATGATTAATGGTGAAGACATTATGGGTGAGATTTTCAACTCAGAAATGATGGATCCAATCGAACTAAAGAATCCATCTCAAATCGTTCTTCAACGAACAGAAACTGGTATGGGTGTTGCTCTAGCACCGTATATGCCTTTTGCTGATGGTAATGTTAAGATTCACAAACATGCCATTGCATCTGAGTGTATCCCAGATCAAAATATGGTAAACGAATATAACAGAATCTTTGGTTCTGGTATTCAAGTTGCTCCAGCCTCAGCCCTTGCAGGCTTGCAAGTAGCAAAATAATCCTTGACATTTAATGGCGTTTCAGGTATAATAATACTTGAGACGCTATTTTCCATTGGAGATTTATTATGTTTATGTTTGATATTGAGACTCTTGATGCCGAGTCAACAGCTGTTGTTCTTTCAGCTTCCATCATTCACTTCAAACTTGATGGATACTACAACTATGAAGACCTTTTATCTAATGCTCTTTTTGTAAAATTTGATGCCAAAGAACAAATCGCAATGAAGCGTTCTATTGATAAGAGTACTGTTGATTGGTGGGGAAATCAACATGAGTATGTTCGAGGTGTTTCCCTAACTCCCAAGAAAGACGATTTGACTTCTATCGATGGAATCAATAAAATAAAAGAATATATCGCGAAGTATCCAGAGAAAGACCAAACCTTTTGGTCGCGAGGTTCTCTTGATCAAATGTGTATTGATAGTTTGTGTAAGTGGAACAAACAAGATCTAATCGCACCTTACTTTGTTTGGCGTGATGTTCGAACAGCAGTTGACTTGCTTTGCGAAACAGGCAAGGGTGGCTATGCTGATATTGTTCATCCTACCTTTCAACGACACAATGTTATTAAGCACCACCCAACTCACGATTGTGCGTTGGATATTATGATGTTAATTTATGGGAAATAAATGAAAGAATTTTATACAAGCGTTGTTCAATATGGTAGTAAGATGCTTGTCCGTGGCTACGATACAAGCGGAAATCCTTTTAGACATCGTGTAGATTTCAACCCAACAATCTTTGTTCCCTCAAAGACACCGACAGATTATAAAACTCTAGATGGTAAATTCGTGGCACCACTTCAGTGTGGTAATGTTCACGAAACTAAAGAATACATTGAACGATACAAAGATGTTCAAGGGTTTGAGATTAATGGTAACAATAACTGGGTTGCTCAATTCATCAGCGACACATATAAGGGTGAGATTATTCCAGATACAGATTTGGTGAAGATTCTAACGATCGACATTGAAACTGCCACTGAGAATGGATTCCCTGATATCCCTTCAGCAAATGAAGAGATCCTTCTCATCACACTCCAAGATAATAAAACAAAAGACATCGTTACCTTTGGTCGTAGACCTATCGGTAACTCTGGCGACATCGACTATCGTTGTTTCGAAAACGAAGCACAGATGCTCAAGGAATTCCTTGTCTATTGGCAAGAGAATTGTCCCGATGTTGTTACTGGTTGGAACATTAACTTCTTCGACATTCCCTATCTTATTCGCAGGATTGAATATGTTCTTGGTGAATCTTTCGCTAAGAAGATCTCACCTTGGGATATGATTCGTGAGCGCAAGGTTGCCATGAAAGGTAGCGAGGAATTAACATACGACATTCAAGGTGTTGCTATGTTAGATTACATCGATCTCTATAAGAAGTATACCTATTCCGCTCAAGAATCTTATCGTCTTGATCATATTGCCTTTGTTGAACTTGGTGACCAGAAGTTAGACCACAGTGAGTATGGCACTTTCAAAGACTTCTATACTCAGAACTGGAAGAAGTTCGTTGCTTATAACATTCATGATGTGCGACTTGTTGACAAACTTGAAGACAAGATGAAGTTAATCGAACTGCAGTTGACCATGGCATATAATGCCAAGATTAACTATGAAGATGTATTCTCACAGGTTCGTATGTGGGATGCTATCATCTATAATCATCTTCGTGATAAGGGTGTTGTGATTCCACAGAACAGTGGTAATCGCAAAGGCGAAAAGTTTGAGGGTGCTTATGTTAAGGATCCTCTTGTTGGACTTCATAAGTGGGTTGCTTCCTTCGACTTGAACAGTCTATATCCTCACTTGATTATGCAGTATAACATCTCACCTGAGACAATGCTTGAGGGTCGTGAAACTGTAACTGTTGATTATCTTCTTGACCAAAAGTTTGATACTACAGAAATTAAACAACGCAATGTTTGTATGACTGCCAATGGTGTTTGCTACACCAAAGATAAACTTGGCTTCATGCCTGAGTTGATGGCAACTATGTATGCTAATCGTTCTAAGTTTAAGAAGCAGATGCTGAAAGCTGAACAAGAATATCAAAACGATAAGTCTAAAAAGAACCTGTTGAAAGATATCTCTCGACTCAATAACCTGCAGATGGCAATGAAGATTGCGTTGAACTCTGCTTATGGTGCCATGGGTAATCAGTATTTCCGCTACTTTGACTTGCGAATGGCAGAGGGTATTACTTTGTCTGGTCAGTTGTCGATTCGTTGGATGGCAAATAAACTAAATGCCTTCATGAACAAAACACTGAAGACTAAAAATAAAGATTATGTTATTGCGATTGACACTGACTCAATCTATCTTACTCTTGAGAATCTAATTGAATCTGTTTGTGTCGGCAAGACTGATGAACAAAAGATTAAGTATATGGATAAAATCTGTGAAGATGTTTTCCAGCCATTTATCGATAGTGGTTATCAAGAGTTGGCAACTTATGTTAATGCTTATGCTCAAAAGATGCAGATGAAGCGTGAGGTGTTGGCAGACAAAGCAATCTGGACTGCCAAGAAGCGTTATATTATGAATGTTCACAACTCGGAGGGTGTACAATATGCGGAACCTAAGATCAAAGTTATGGGTCTTGAGATGGTCAAGTCCTCTACTCCTCAAGTTATTCGTAATAAACTTAAAGATTCGATCAAGGTTATTCTTGAAGGCGATCAGAATAAAGTTCATTCTTACATTGAAACTTTTAGAAATGAGTTTAATAAACTATCGGTTGAAGAGATTGCGTTCCCAAGATCGGTAAATGGTCTTCGTGAGTATTCTAGAAGTTCTACAATCTACGGTAAGTCAACTCCTATCGCAGTTCGTGGTGCGTTGTTGTTTAATCACCACACAAAACTCAAGGGACTTGAGAAACAATATCAACCTATTCGTGATGGTGACAAGATTAAGTTTGTGTATTTGAAAACACCAAACTCGATTCAAGAAGATATTATTTCTTTCAGCCAAGAACTACCCAAGGAATTAAACCTACATAGTTATGTGGACTACGAAAAACAATTTCAAAAGGTTTTCCTTGATGCATTGCAGATTGTCATTGAACCTTTGGGATGGAATGTAGAACCTCATTCTTCATTGGAGGAATTCTTTGGATAACATTAGAGTAATTAAAACTGGCATTAATGTCAGCAAAATAGTAAGACAGCTGAAACAGTATCCTAAAGATTGGATGGCTCAGCGAAATGTTGAAGGAGCACTATCGTTGCTCGACAGAGGATATGACGACATTCCTGTTGGTAATCTTCAACTCGTTATTGGTGGTGTAGAAAAAGCTGAAGACTTTGTTGGAGACAGTGAAATCTGTATACCAACACCAGCAATTGAACACCATACAGAGATTGTTAGTTTTATGAAAAGACACTTCAAGACTTTTAGTCGTTGTGGTTTCTTATCATTGCCAGTTGGTGGTATGGTTGGTCGTCATATTGACGAAGGTACTTACTACCAAACAAGAGATCGCTATCACTTATCCATTCAAGGAAAGTATAGATATTTCGTTGGCGATGAACATTATGATGTTGAACCTGGAACTCTGCTGTGGTTCAACAATAAATTAATGCACGGAACAGAAAACATTGGAGATTGTACAAGAATTACCTTTGTATTCGATGTTCCACATAGCAAGAATAATCCTTGACTTGCAAGCATATACATAGTATAATAATATTAGTTACTTGGAGAACATATGAGTTTATTAGACAAAATTAAAAAGAATTCGACAATCAAAGATTCCGCAATTCTTTCCCAATCAAAATTCTTCACCAAGAAGGATATGATTCCTACCTCTGTTCCAGCAATCAATATCGCATTGTCTGGTCGTCTAGATGGTGGTCTAGTCCCAGGAGTTACAATGTGGGCTGGTCCATCGAAACATTTTAAAACTGCCTTCAGTTTGTTGATGGCAAAATCTTATTTGGACAAATATGAAGACGCTGTTCTACTGTTTTATGATTCTGAGTTTGGTACTCCTCAGTCCTATTTTGATAGTTTCGGTATCGACACCGATCGTGTTATTCACACACCACTAACCGATGTTGAACAATTAAAGTTTGACATTATGCAACAGTTGCAAGGTGTTGAGCGTGGCGATCATCTTATCGTTGTTATTGATTCAATTGGTAACCTTGCTTCTAAGAAAGAAGTAGATGATGCGTTAGAAGGTAAGTCTGTCGGCGACATGACTCGTGCGAAACAAATGAAGAGTTTGTTCCGTATGATTACACCTCACTTGAATCTTAAAGATATTCCTTTGGTTGTTGTTAATCATACCTACATGGAAATTGGTATGTTTCCTAAAGCAATCGTTGGTGGTGGTACTGGTTCATACTATTCGGCTGATAATATTTTCATTATCGGTCGTCAACAAGAGAAAGAAGGAACTGAGGTAGTCGGTTACAACTTTGTCATTAATGTGGAGAAATCTCGCTATGTTCGAGAAAAATCTAAAATCCCTGTTACTGTGTATCACGATGGTGGTATTAGTCGTTGGTCTGGTTTGTTGGACATGGCATTGGAGTCAGGACATGTTATTAAACCATCTAATGGTTGGTACTCAAAAGTGGACAAGGAATCTGGTGAAATAGAAGATAAGAAATATCGTATCAAAGATACAGACAATAAAGAATTCTGGATGCCTGTTCTAATGCAAAAGACTTTCATTCAATTTGTTAAAGACAAATATCAAGTTGGTTCAACAGAAATCCTCAAAGATGAGGAGATTGAAAAAGAACTTGCAGAGATTGACAATGAAGACTGATATGGTAAGACCATATAAAACATTAGAACGCAATGGAGTTATTGCGTTAATGTTGACAGAGGGAGAATTTTCAGGTATAATATTCTCTTATGGTCGAGTTGGTTTTGTTGAAGATACAGCCAACGACAGATTGAAGATTGAATTTGATTACAAGATTTATGAAGAAGAACCAGAGTCACTAGATAAAGTTGCCTTTGAGAAAGAACTAGGCGATTTTCTCATGGAACTTTTAGAGTATGGCTTAATAAAAAACGATATAGTATATACAGGCGGTGTTGATGAGAATAGAGAAGTCGATCCTATCGAACTTGATCCACAATGAAGAATATTGCCGCAAGGTAGTTCCTCATCTTAAGACTGAGTATTTTACTGATAGAAAAGAATCAGTAATTGCTCAAGAACTTATTAAGTTTTTTGTAGAATATAACAAGCCAGCATCTCCAGAAATCTTGGCGATTGAGGTTGGCAACAGAAAAGATTTAAACGACAAGGAAGTCCCTGAGTTTGAAGTTTATATTAATGAACTCACAAGTAAAGAAACTAATGTAGATTGGTTGCTTGGTGAAACAGAAAAATTCTGTAGAGATAAGGCAGTTTACAATGCGATTTTACACTCAATTAAAATCATTGATGGTGGCGATAAAGTCCACTCCAAAGATTCAATTCCTTCTATACTCAGTGATGCTCTTGCCGTGTCTTTTGATAACCATGTTGGTCATGACTACATCGAGGATTTTGATGAGAGGTATGATTTTTATCATAGGGTGGAAGAGAAGATTGCTTTCGATCTTGACCTGTTCAATAAAATCACTAAAGGTGGATTATCAAAGAAGACCCTTAATGTGGTACTGGCTGGTACTGGGGTCGGCAAGTCTTTGTTCATGTGTCATGTGGCTGCTAGCACATTGATGCAAGGTAAGAATGTTTTATACATTACCATGGAGATGGCTGAGGAAAGAATCGCTGAGCGTATCGATGCCAACTTAATGAACATTGGTATGGATGAGTTGAAGATTATCGACAGAGATCTTTATCAAAAGCGTTTCAGTAAAGTTTCCACCAAGACACAGGGTAAGTTGATTGTTAAAGAATATCCAACGGCAGGTGCTCACTCTGGACACTTTAAAGCATTGCTTGAAGAGTTGAAACAAAAGAAGAAGTTTACACCAGATATGGTCATCATCGACTATCTAAACATCTGTTCTTCTTCAAGAATGAAGCAAGGGGCGAATGTAAATTCTTATACATATATTAAGAGCATCGCAGAAGAGTTGAGAGGATTGGCAGTAGAATATGCTGTTCCTATCCTATCAGCTACCCAAACGACTCGCTCAGGTTTTGCTAATACTGATGTAGAATTAACAGACACTTCTGAATCATTTGGTTTGCCAGCTACAGTGGATTTTATGTTTGCTCTAATATCCTCTGAAGAACTACAAAACTTGAATCAGATTCTTGTGAAGCAGTTGAAGAATCGTTATGGGGATCCGTCATACTTTAAGAAGTTTGTGATTGGGGTTGACAGATCCAAGATGAAGTTATATAATTTAGAAAGTAGCGCACAGGAAAATCTATCTGACTCTGGACAAGAAGATCATGGTCCAGTATTTGACAAGTCTGAATTCGGAAAGCGTGTAAAAGCAGAAGAGTTCGAAGGATTTAAGTTTTAGGAGAAAGTTATGGTTAGAAAAATTGTAGCAGATCAAAAGTATGACTGCAAAGATTTATTGGGGAAATTCGTAGATGAAAGACACTATGATATATTGGTTGAGGAAGATTGTGATGTTTATATGCCACTTCCGCCAGGAGAAGAAGAAACCTATGGTGAAGACCGTATCGTCTTCAAATTCCGTAAGAACTTCTTCACGCAAGAAGAACAGCAAATGGCTTATATCGGCTTACGGGAAGCAGCCACTCGGACGGAAAACAGGGGTCTCGCATCGGGCATCAAAGAAGGTATAGTTGCCACTGATGAAGGTCGCGAATGGGTAACCAACTATCAAGATGAAATGACTTCTGCCTTGTTGGCAAATCGTAATGCATCTCTTGATGAAGTTGATGTTATCGATGCTATTCGTGCCAAGTATCCTCGTGATGTTGACAAGAAAATGGCTGGCGGTGCAGGCAAAAATAATGTCTGGGTTATCTCTCGCTATCGTGATGGTAAGTTTGACTTTGAGGCATGGTTAGATTCTATCAAACCTTTGAGTCGTGCTGAGCGTGCAGCATCTTGTGAAGAAATTATGAAGATGATGAGTTTAACTACCTATGGTACTGCTGTTAATTCGGGTATCGCTGGTTGGTTCGATCGTTATCCTCGCATTCCCTATGGTCGTGCCACTTCTTATACTGCCAATAGTTTTGACAAGTTTAAAATGTCCTATCCATTTCTACAACATTTGGCAACAGGTTTTAAACAATTATTACCTCAGCGTTATAATGCTCAGATGGAAGCAGCAAGTAAAGTTGATCCAGCATTCCTTGTTCCTGAAACTCCCTTTACCACTGTTACGGTAAATAAAACATTCAGAACTGCTGCTCACTATGACGCAGGTGATTTGAACACTGGTCTTTCAAACTTATTGACTCTGTCAAATGATTGTAACTACACTGGTGGATATTTGATTGCACCTGAGTATCGTGTTGCTGTTAATGTCCGTCCAGGTGATTTGTTATTGATTAATAATCATGAAGTAATGCATGGTAACACTCCGATTGAATGTGCCGAAGGTTCTGAGCGTATCTCTTTGGTTGTTTACTTCCGTGAGAAGATGCTTGAGTTGGGTTCATGGCAGTATGAGAACTGTCGTTATGAGTTTGTTGAATCCCGTAGACTTAATCAAGAACACAAACTGTGGAAGAAACTTTGGAATGGAGTTTCTGAAGGTATGTGGGAATCTAAAGAATGGTATGACTATTGTGAAGAAAAACTTGGTCATGATACTCTAATTAAATATCACCCACTGGCTAATGCTGGTACACTAGAGGAGTTCTTCGGATGAAAATTATGATGGTCATGCATACCTTTAATAACTTTGGGGGTATTATTAATCATGCTGAGCATCTTCTTGCTGGGTTGAAAGAACTTGGTCACGAAGTAACCTTTGCTTATCTTAAACCAAACAAGCAAGTAAAGTCTGTTGAGATTCCAACAACTCTTAAAGAGGGTTATGAGATTGGTGTTGGTTCAGGTTATCCAGTACACCAAGGTGATGGTTGGATTGCTCCATACTATTCTTACAAAGTTAAAGAATCAATTGAGCAGTTTATTCGCGATGCTAACACACACGACATTGTTATTTGGGAGTCAATCTTTGGCTTCAAAAACAAAGACACAGAGCAAGACTTGAACTGGTTGCCGATGATTGAAAAGATTACGGCAAAACAGATTCCTATTATTCATGATGCTAACTTGAAGAAACTATACCCATGGATTGTTCTCTTTGAGAAACACTTTGCTGGAGTTGCTTGCGTACACCCTGCTGCTTATGAGTCTGCGGATTTCCTGAATGTTCCAAGGGCATTAATTTTAAATCCTCAGGATATTGATGGTGTACCAGCAACCCCACCTTTTGCTGGTCGTGAGAACAAACTGTTGTCTATCCAAACATTCAAGCGTTGGAAGCGTGTTGATGATTTGATTCGTGCAGTTCCCTACATGCCATCAGTAAAAACCCTAGTAGGTGGTTATGGTATTGAAGCAGCATACATGATGTCCAAGGATAAGTGTAAAGAAGAATATTTCGCGACTAAAGATTATGATCCAGATGTGACACCCGATCGTGAGGGTAAGCGTATCTGGGAGAATGCCGAGAACTCAGGCAACTTTGAGTATCTTGGTTTTATTTCAGGAGCAAAGCGTGATGAGATACTTGCCAGTAGTAAGTTTTTGGTTGATCCAAGTTGGTCTAATACTTTCGGGGAACACTTCAACCGAGTTGTTATTGATGCTATGCGTATTGGCACTGTTCCAATTGCTATTAATTTTGGGGTATCCAACAACGAAGAAGGCATGGGGGTTGTCCTCAAAGCAGGAATAAACTACTGCATGGTTAAAAAGTCGTCCACTCCAAAAGAGTATGGGCAAGCGATCGCTAACTTTTGTAACATGTCCGAAGCTGACTACCGTCAAATTCAACTAAATAATTATGAACTCATTAAACAGTTTGATCGCAAGGTTATCGCCCAGCACTATATAGACTTGGCTGACCAGAAACCAACTGGATATCTAAATGAGGTACTCGTTAAATCTAACCACGATCCTTCGATTCACCAGAAAGCACAGGAGATGTTCGATGAACACTTTGAGAGCAAACAGGAAGTTGACTTGGAGTCACTATTCGGGTGATGTAAAATGAGATACATTCAGAGTTTAGACTTCGACTTTGTTGACATGCTGAACTTTGATGATCGCCCATTCAGGGCAAAGTTTGTTCCAGCCAAAATCTGGAACGATCTTGACAAGTACAAAAATGACGCCACTGGCTTGAGGAACTACTTCAAGAAATGGCGTTTTCGCATTGTATGGCACTATGAAGAAAAGCCAACAAAGAACATCGCTGTTGGTGGTGGTTACTGGACTGATAAGGGTTGCTCTGATTTAGATATTTGGACAAGTCCAGAAACAGATTATAACCACTACAAGTTCACTGATGCCACATGGGCAAGGTTCAAGTACAGAGTTATTCAAGTAGCAATGCATGAACTTATCCACTGTAAACAGTACTACGGCAAGGATGAAGAGTACTGCGCCAGCAAGGTTTACTATGCCAAAACTGGAATTGAACGCATAGATAATACCAGAGATTATCATGCTGGTCGTGATGAAATTGAGGCATATGCTCACTGCGTATATCTTGACTTTAAGAACAAGCGTCCAACAATCTCAGTGGCTGAGTTAATACGCCATGCCAAGACCTATAAGGTATCAAAGAATCTGTCAGGTATTCAAAGAATATTCCGCACAGATCGCCACAATGAGGTTATCCCTCTCCTTCTCCGTAAGATCCTAGTCTGGGAAAGAAAATATAATCGCTGGCATGCTTGACTAAATATTGCTATTAAGGCATAATTTAGTAACTATGGCATCTATTGTTGGAAGTACCACCTACGGAGAAGGACACAAAGTTGTTCTTAGAGACAGCACTCAAATTAAAGCTGCTGCTCTTGTTGGTCAACTAACTAAAGCTGGTTACAAACTTAGCGAATCAGTTTTCTCCATTACCAAAAGTAAAACCAAACCTGATAAACAAATTATCGTCACAACAACAGGCACAGATAAACTGTTCCTGAAAGATGACAAGAACAAGACTGTTTTATTCAGTGGTTCTGCTTCAGCAATTAACAATCTTTTTAATCACTTCACTGCAAACGCAAAGGCAGACACAAGACAGCTAACTGAGATTAAAGAAAAGATCAGTATGTGGATGTTTGAGTCTGTTATTGAAAAGGGTGTATATCCAAAAGAAGATGTTCTTATTGGAAAACTTAGTGTTTCTGATAAGAAATTATACGACCATACCTACTATGAGTCTGCCTTGAAACAAGCAAAGGTATTAAAGCCAAAGGTAAAGGGAACTGGGTTCTCCTACGAAAGACAGGCAGAAAATATAACTGCGAAGTTGTATGAGGTAGGTCGCAAGTTATCTAAGAAGGCAAATGATAACTGGAATCCAGCCGATGTCTGGATTATAAAGAAAACTTTTGATATGAAGAAGTTTTATGATGCTACAACAATTGGCGAACTGAATGACGCAATCGCTGCAGCATATAAAAAGGGAATGGTGTATCCAGTTTCTCTGAAACAAGTTACAACTGAGAAAGCAAAGTTCTCTGTTATTGATGTAAATACTATGCTATCCCAACCATTGGAATATGATGTTTCTTTTGAGAAGGTAGACTTGTCCGACACATTTAATAATTTCATTCTACAAACAAAATCAGGTTTTGCTATCCGAGCAGGATTTAAGGCATCGGCAACCACATTGAATGTTTCAATGGAGGGTAGATTTGTCGGTGCTGGTTATCAACTTGGTGCTATTGATGCTTCAACTTTTCCTGCTCATATGGTGGCTAAGTATTCTTATACTGTTCGTGGAAGTAAAGAAGTCGCCAAGACTGATTATGATACAGCCAAAAAAGAACTTAAAAAGATTATCGAGAGATATGGAAGATTCTCGAATACTTTGACAGATTTTAAGGCAGCAGAAAAGGCATTTAACAGTGGTAATAAATTGACCAAAGATAGATTCGCTAATCTAATTTCATATATGTATGCTTTAATGGTCGCTCCAAAAACGCCAAAAGAATTTAAAGAATTAATGACTTACTGTTATTATTCTTCTAAAAAACTGGTTGCAGACGCTAGTATGTATGTTATTTTAGAGAATGGATAACCCTACCAGTCGTAGGGTTATTACTTGACATATATTTGCAAATCAGGTATAATATAAATATAAGAATAAGAGGGTATCCAATGAAATCGTTCCAGACATTCCTGAAGGAAGAAGCCGAAGAAGGCTCTAAACTTAAACATATTACTCATCCAGAGGATCGTCCACTGTTCCATGGTCATGAGGGTTTCGAACATGCCCATGGCGCATTGACTCATGCTCATGAGCATATGAAGTCTGGTTCTAATAACAGTAACCTCACTACAAAATATGATGGTTCTCCAGCTGTTGTTTTTGGACACCATCCTAAGAACGGAAAGTTCTTTGTAGCTACAAAGTCTGCGTTCAATAAAGACCCAAAGATTAATCACACTCCAGCAGACATCGAAAAGAATCATGGTCATGCTCCTGGTCTTGTTCATCACCTTAAAGCTGCTCTTGAGCACCTACCAAAAGTTACACCAAAGAAAGGTGTTTATCAAGGTGACTTGATGCACTCTGGTGGCGATAAAGGTTCTGTTACTCATGACAAGAAAACAGGAAAATCTTCCTTTACTCCAAATACAATTACTTACACTGCTCATGGCGATGAAGCAAAGAAAATCGCAAAGTCTAAAGTAGGTATCGCTGTTCATACTCAATATCATGGTAAAGACATTGCTTCTATGTCTGCTCACCACGATGTAAATCACAAAGACTTTGGTCAACATCCTGATGTTCACCACCATGATGCTAGTCATGATACTAGCAAGATTAGTTATCCACAAAAATCACAAGACGAATTCCATAAGCATATGAATGCTGCTAAAGCAATTCATGATACTCATGGTTCTAAAATGTATAACGCAGTTCATAAAACGCATAGTGGTGATACTGGTCATCTTGGAACATACATCAACAAGACAGTTCGTCATGATGAGATTCCAACTGCTAAGGGTTTTCAACAACACCTTAATGATGTTCATGAAAAGAAAGCATCTAAGTTGAAATCAGAAGCTGGTCAAGCAAAACACAAAGCCGAAGGTGCTTCTCAAGTTGCCCATGTTGAAAAGAACAAGGGACATTATGATAACTTATTAAACATGCATCACCACTTGGCTCAAGCCAAGAATACTCTGGTTAAACATCTTGAGTCTGGTCATGACAAATACGAACATCATATCGAAGGCAAAGAATCTAAGCCAGAGGGTTTCGTTATTAATCATGAACATAATGGTAAAACTGAACCATCTAAGTTAGTTAATCGTTCTGAGTTTGCCAAAGCAAACTTACTCAAGTCAAGAAAACCAAAGGAAGAATAATATGTCAAACCTAATTGCAGCAGCACTTAAAGAATTAGAAAAATACGCAGAACAAAATCCTGAACAAACAAAAGAAGTTGTTGCGGAAAAGGCTCTTGAGAAAACTCAACTCGTAGAAAAAGATGTTCAGTTGTGGAAAGAAGAATCAAATCCAAACCGATTGACAATTATAGAGGAATAATATGGTATCATTTAAAGAATATCTTGAAGAAGGTAAGCGTGGGTTGTGGGATAACATCCATGCTAAACAAGAACGAATCAAAAATGGTTCTGGTGAGCGTATGCGCAAGCCAGGAAGCAAGGGTGCTCCATCTGCTGCTGACTTCAAAGCATCTGAGGCAACTTCTAAGAAAGAAGAAGTAGAATCCCAATTCGATATAATTGAACAATTCGTTGAACACTTGGCTGAAACTAATGAGTTAGATTCAGAAACAGTATGGGAAAGTCTTGATGAAGTTTCTGATGAAGAGTTGTTAGAAACTGCAGCGAACTGGGCAAAACAAGCAGCCACTGCTATCGCTATGAAAAAAGCTGGTAAGAAACCTAAGAATGAAGAAGTCGAAATCGAAGAAGATGCTAAGGGTTATAAGAATCCAACAGGTGGTCTAACCCAAAAGGGTCGCGACTACTACAATAATAAATTTGGTGGACATCTTAAAGCACCAGTGACAACTCCTCCTTCTAAATTGAAGCCAGGAAGCAAAGCTGCTAATCGCCGTAAATCTTTCTGTGCTCGTATGTCTGGCGTAGAAGGTCCAATGAAGAAACCTAATGGTGAGCCAACTCGTAAGGCACTCGCATTGAGAAAGTGGAATTGCTAATGTTATCGTTTAAAAGTTTTGTTGCTATCCTAGAAGAACTAGGTGGAAAAGAAAAAACAGATGGATCTGTTTCTCTTAAATCCCATAAGGTAATGGCATTCGGTCGCATGAATCCAATTACTCATGGTCACCAAGCAGTAGTTAATAAAGTGCATGAAGTTGCCAAGAAACATAACGCTGACCATGTTGTTATTGTTTCTCACAGTCAAGATGCTAAGAAGAATCCATTGACTGCTGCACAGAAAGTTAAGCATGCCAAGAATGCTTTTCCTGGAACTAATGTAACTGCTGCTAGTAAAGAACACCCTACTATCCTTCACCATGCTGCTCGAGCACATTCTACTGGGGCGCAACATCTTCATGTAGTTGCTGGTTCTGATCGTCATGAAGAGATGCATAAACTCTTACACAAATATAACAATGTGCCATCTGCCCATGGTCACTATAATTTCAAGTCTATCACTGTTCACTCTTCTGGCGAGCGTGATCCAGATGCTGAAGGAACGACTGGTATCTCTGCCAGTAAAATGCGCGAACATGCTGCTTCAGGTAATAAGACAGCGTTCCATGCTGGTGCTCCAACAGGTATGAGCGCAAAACATAAAGACGCTATGTATCACGATGTTCGTAAAGGTATGGGGCATAAAGATTAAAAGACCTAAATAATACTAGTAATATTATTTTATAGATGGAAAAAGATGAAAAACTTTAAGCAATTAATCAGAGAATTACCTTCCAATAAAGTCGTTGCAGCTTTCGGGCAGTTCCAGCCACCTACAGCTGGGCACGAACATTTGGTTAAAGCAGTCCAATCTATCGCCAACAACGGCGACCATGTTATCTACGCTTCTGCAAACGAAGACAAGAAACTAAACCCACTCCCAGCAGATAGAAAAGTTTACTTCCTACAGCGTATGTTCGCTGAGGGAAACTTCAAGTCGTCTGAAGGAATTACTTCCATTGTGGAGATGGCATCTGAATTAAGTAAGAAGTATAAGCATCTTACTGTTGTTACCTTTGCCGATAAAGTTGGCGAATACGAACAGCAGTTAAAAGAACATAATGGAACAATGTATCAGTTTGATACCATTAAGGTTATCTCCGCTGGTGATGTTGATCCAGACAGCAATACAGTTTCCGTTGTATCAAATGTTAAAATGTGTGAGTCTGCCAAGACTGGTAATTTTACACAGTTTAAAAAGGGTGTTCCGCACACTCTAACAGAATTAGACTCCCGTCGTTTAATGAATGATCTCCGTAAGGGAATGGGACTTGATCCTATTCGCGAGAATGTTATCTTTGAGCGCACAAAGATTCGCGAACAATATGTCGCTGGTAAAATCTTCAATGTCGGCGATAGAGTTAAAGATGAAGATGGCGTCTATGAAATTATGGATCGTGGCGCAAACTACATTACTGTAGTAAATGAGTCAGGCAACTTGATGAAGAAGTGGATCGATAAAGTATCCCAATCAAGAAAAAAGATTGAAGAAAATCTTGACGCAAATCCAAACGAAATCTCCTTTAAGAATTACACAACTACAAACTTCCACAAAGATCCTAAAGTATTCCATGCTTTTAAAGGAACTATCTCTAAGTGGGAACAGGGTGGCATTGAAGATGGTGTCGCTGTTTTAAATGCAATTAAGCACACTGATTCTTACATGTCAATGGTAGATGGTAAAGATAGAAAATCTGAAGAGAACAAAGCAAAGCAAGCACTAGGTCGTATTGGTGAATACCAATCTCATAACTATTGGGATGACCATAAAGCAATTACTACCGATGATGTTATGGCAAAACATAACGCTGATTTAGAAAATGCAATCACAAAGGTAAATGTAAAAGAAGAATCTGAAGTAATGGATTCTAAAAAGATTGCCATGCGTTACAAAGATTTTATGAAGAAATCTGGATCTAAAGAGAAGGCAGTTGATATTGCCGAGCCATCTTCAGGTAAACCAATGTCTGTTCTTAAGGGTGGCGATGGTAAATTAAAGAAACAAATTCCTGGACATATTGGTTCTTATGATACTGATGTAACAGAAAGTGTTCATGACAATCGCACTGGTTTCAGAAAGCGTGAGCGTGAAGATGATGAGTATCACAATGGACCAGATCCAGTAAAACATACTTACGAATATACAGTTTCTAAAGAAGGTGGCGAGAAACATAAGCGCACTGTTACAACTGGCATGACTACTAACTCTAAGTCAGATATGGAACACCATGCTCGCAAACACTTAGAGAAACAAGGTTACAAAATTCACGAAGAAGTTGAACACATTGATGAGATCTCTTCAAAATTAGCAGGCAATTATTATGGCGCAGCTACTAAGAAACATCTAGATAAAGTTGGCGTGAAGCCAGATATGTATAATCGTATCGAAAAGGATATGGGTAAGAATCGTAAGGCAGGTGTTGATCGTGCTTTAGATCGTGTTATGGGTAATCGCAAAACCAATGAAGAAATCGAAATGATTGACGAATTGTCAACTGATCTCTTGGGAAAGTATAAGTCAGCTGCTGGTAAAGACGCTAAAGCAGCTGACGAATCTGGTAACTATAAAAAAGGCGATAAGCGTTTTGCTGGTATTAATAAAGCAACTAGAAAACAGTTCGACAACGACCTGAAGAAACATGGTCAGTTTAAAGAAGATATGTATAGTTCTGATACTAAAACCAAAAAGGTTCAGGTTCAGGACAAGGATGGTAACTGGGTATTCAAGGATCGTAAGTTTCATCCAAAAAGAATTAACTTTGCTGCCAGCAAAATGAATGGTAAACCTGCTCAGGCTGATGATCCAACTAAACTTGATACTGCGACAGCGTATCAAAAGCACTTGGATAAAATGGAAAAGCAAAGAAATGAAGCATGGGTATTGAATCCTGATGGAAAGACTAAAAAGAAGTACAAAGATATTAAAGACAATAAGACTTTGAGTATTTCTAATACAGCTCCATTTGATGCCTTCTCTAACACTAATAATCAGACATAAATATACCTATGGAAACTACTTTAATTAGATTAATGCAGACTGTACTGGCTGATAGCCACGAAATGTACATCAAGTCACATGGCTACCACTGGAATGTAGAGGGTAAGTTATTCCCAATGCTCCATGACTTCTTTGAAAATATTTACACAGAAGTATATGCCAGTCTAGATAGCACTGCTGAACAGATTCGTCAAATTCAAGGTCGTGCGATTCACTCACTATTAGAGTTGGATAAAGCAAGAACAGTTCCTGATGAAGTTATCACTGTTGGAACAGATAACACTGGTATGTTGAATGACTTGTTCGCAACTAATCAATTAGTATTGGCTTCTCTAATGAGAGCATATGACGAAGCAGGTAATCAGCAAGAATTCGGTTTACAAAATTATATTCAAGATCGTATGATGGCTCACAAGAAACATGCTTGGATGCTTAGATCTACATTAAACAAGGCAGGGGAATAATAGATGGAAAATTTGGATCAAACATATAAGCGTCTTCTTTCAGAAAATAAAAAAGAAGAAACATGTAAAGGTTGTGGCGAGAAAATGAGCAAGTGTTCATGCAACACTGTTAAAGAAGAATTAAAAGGTGGACAAAAGAATCTTGACAAGAACCACAATGGTGAATTAGATGATCAAGACTTTAAGATTCTTCGCAATAAAAAGAAAAAAGTAGTTAGCGAAACTGCTGATGAGCCACCATTTGACAAACCATATAAGACTACTAAAGGTGTTATTACTGATAAGTCTGGCGCAAAACATGGACCAATGAGCCGTGCTCGTGATCTTGCTCGTTCTTCTTTGAACAAACATTTGAACGCAACTTATAATGAGTACAATCCAGAAAAAGATAAGTTGAAGAAACAACACTTTGGTATGGCTGAAGAAACTCAAGTTGATGAAGCATTTATCAATGGTCGCGAATATGCATCACATGGATTGATGCACCCAGACCACGCTAAACATGACATTCACCAGCCAGCTAATAGAGAAGTTGACTTTTATGCATCTAAGACTGGCGACAAGATGCATGGTAGAGTTATGAAGAATGATGGTAAACAAGTCCACATTCAAGCAAATAAAGAACTCGGTGATGGTAAACTACACAAATTCAAAGTAACTCCACATTTACCAAAACAGGTTGATGAAGTATTGAAACCATCTATGGGTGCTGCTGCTTATATTGATGACTTCGTACATTCTAAGAATCCACAGTTTGCTGGTAAATCTTCAGAGAAGCGTCGTCAAATGGCACTCGCTGCTTTCTATGCTGCAAAAAAGGGCATGAAAGAAGAAGCCGAACTTGAAGAAGGTATGTATTCTTCTGATGTTGAAAGAGCATTCCCAAATGGTAAAGCCAGCGGTGTAAAAACGCATGCTCCTGTTGCTCCAGTTCCACCGAAAAAGAAAGAAC